TCATAGGTGTGCTGCCAGTAGACCTCGGTGACGATCGCCGCGCGGCACTGGCTCGTGAACTCCTGCGAGCCGTCCGGGCGGACCGGGCTGCCGTGGCTGACGTAGTGAACCGTGCGGCCCACGGTGGGGGTCATCCATTCTCCTCTGGGCTGCGCGCCTGATGGTTGCGGCTCGACGCGCCGCGATGGCGCGGTGTCGCCGAGGTAGCGGCCGTCCACGACACGCGGACGGCGCGGCCTCATCCGATGATCTTCGGCAGGAGCGCGGGGACGTCCTGCGCTCTCAGCGGGTGCTCTGGGAGCGTGCCCGGCTCCAGCGCGACCGCCGGCAGGTCATCCTCGGGAGGCTGCTCGCTCACAGCTCACCATCCGCCGCGCGGCGCTCAACCTCGCCGGCGAATGCCTCCGCAGCCACGGCCAGGGCAGGCTCGTTCGGCTCGAAGTGGTCGAATCGAAGGGATTCCCCGTTGCCGTAGTAGACGTTCCAGCCGATCGGCTCGCTCACGGCCGCCCTTCTCCCTCAAGGTCGTCGTCGTCCAGGTCATCTGGCCAGAAGGGGCTGTACTCCAGCGTCCGCGCCACCCACCCGCCGCGAGCGGGGAGCACGTACCCGGCCGGCGTGTACACGGCTCCGTGCTTGAGCTTCACCTTCACGCCGGAGACCGCGAGCGCGGTCAGCGAGTCGGCGACCGCCTGAAGCAGGGCCGGAGGGTCAGGCTGCCCGGTCATCCCGGGCCTGCCGCGCTCCCAGCTGGTTCCACGGCCCCGACTGCTCGTCCACCGTGCCGGTGTATGCCCAGACGGTCTCAAGCCCCTCAGCCTCGGCGGCGAGGAACCGGTGGTGCCCGTCGGCGATCAGGAGCTTCCCGGACGGCCTGCGCACCAGGATGATCGGCTTGGGCTTCTCGCCTGCCCGCAGTGCCTTGCGGAGCTTCTTGCGCTTGGCCTTCACTGCTTCCGGGTTGCCGGAGGCAGCCCAGTCGCCGCGACTGCCGGTTTCGATGTCCGCGATGGGCACCTCGGCCGGCCCGGCCCATTCCGCTGCCTTGACCCAGGCGATAGCGGATGGCGCGAAGCTTCCCGCGAGCTGGGCATAGACCTTCTTGCCCTTGTCGCCTGTCGCCTCGGTGATCGCTCCCGGCAGTACGCGCAGTGCCTCGCGGAGCCTGGCCTTGTACCGGATCATGGCCTCGGCCGGGACGCCCTGCGGCTGTTCCTCGTCACCTTCAGGGGGCTGCCCGTCTGGCGGCTGTCCCGGCTCAAGCGGCTCGCCGCCCGGGGGCGTCTCCCCTGCCACGACGGCAGGCGCCCCCTTGGCCGCTATCACGGCCTTCGACATGGCCGCCATGTCCGCCCACAGCACCAGGTTCTGCCGGTCGACCAGCACGGCGTCATCTCCGCCGTCAACCGGTGCCTCGCCGATCTCCGTGCGGTACTTGTTCAACGTCCAGCTCCCGTTACGGAGCCGCGTGTCGCGGATCTGCTCAACCGCCTGAGAGGACCGGTAGTCGACCTCGCCGAACTTCGCCGCCCATCCCTCAACCCCGAACCCGTTGCGGATCACCGCGAAGTTGATCGCCTCCAGGATCAGCTCGGCGATCGGCCCGCACGTATCGACCCGGTACGTCCTGTCCTGCTCTTCTCCCGTGCCCCCGCCGAGGTTCCCGCTCTCGATGATCCCCGCCTTCGCCGGCGGTACCCCGTAGGTGGCGACGATCTCGTCCCTTTTCTGGTCCAGGTAGGCGAGGATGTCCGGGATCTTCCCGGCCGCGAGCTCGTTGACCGTCGCGCCGCCCTTGGTGGCGATCGGCGTGCCGATGTTGCGGGGGCCGATGTTCCTCGCCGCGTACTGGGCGAGCCACCGGTTCTGCTCGGCAGTCTGCAGCGACTGCGGGAAGTCGACGTGAATGTTGATCGGGAGGCCCTTGCGGGCCATTTCCTTCGCCGTCGCCGCCGCGAACAGCCACGCGGTAACCGGGAGCAGGGCGGCTTGCGTTGGCGACACCCCGAAGACCCCGGAGCGGGGCGCGTCGAGGGAGATGTGGATGACGTCGCGCTCTTCGAAGTCCGCGCGCTGCCCCTGGTCCGTGACCTGGACGTACCCGCTGACGTTGCCGTGCTCGTCGGCGAGTGGGGTCGTGGTCGGGTTGTCGAGGTTGTACAAGGCTACGGGCGTGTCGCCCCACCAGGACACCTCAACGTAGGCGTCGCCGAACACCTCAAGGTCGACCACGACGTTGCGGAGGAGCTGCCGGATGTTCTGCCTCGCGTTGCAGAAAGCGAACAGCCGCTCGCACGCCAGCACGTTCGCCGGCTTCTCCGGGGCCTCCTGGTCGCCCTCGCCAGTATCCGAGTCCCAGTCCATGACCAGGCCGCCAGCGGTGATGGTCCGGGCGATCGCCTGGGTGCACGCCCACGACCACGGGCACGCCAGGTAACTCTCGTAGAGCTGCTCCAGCTGGGATCGGCGGTCAGTGCCGGTCGCCCCGCCGAGGGCGCCGTTCCACTCATTCAATCCCCCGCGGGGGACGCCGTAGACGTACCCGGCGCGCTCGGGGAGCTGGCCCGGGGTCAGCGCCCGGGTGGCCGCGGCCTCTTCAACCTCGCCGCGGTCACGGCGGAACCGGGTCCAGAAGGCCACGAGACCCCCTTAGGTTACCGGCGAGTACGGATGCCACCTGCGGAAACGCGGCACCTTCACCCGTCAGCAACCGTCCGCACGACCCGCCGTGCCGCCATGCCCTCATCGTCTTCCCACCGGGGCTCGTCCGCCATCCGCCGGTAGGCGAACGCGCCCACTGGCTCAAGCGGCTCGATCTCGTCGGCGATCGGACTTTTCGGCTCCTCGTCGAGGATGGTGAACTCGGGGCCGCCGCCAAGGTTCAGCAGCAGGTACCGTCCGGCGTCCATGGCATGGTCTGCGGCTGCCGTGTCGGCGTCCTCGGCGTTCCCCTTGCGGGCATACGGGAGGTTCTTCAATTCGAAGATCAGCTTCTCGCAGGTGCGGAAAATATGGATCTTCGGGCAGGTCTGCCAGCCTTGCGCCCGGTGGTGCGGACAGGCCGGAGCCTCGGCGAGGTAGGAATGCCAGCGCTGCCAGCCCGCCACCCGCGAGCCAGGCCCCTTGCCGGCGGGAGTGAGGTGAGTGCCGTTCTCGGCGTACACGTCCGCAATCGGCTTGGCGTCACCGCGGGTAGCCCACATCGCATCGTCGGCGTACCGCACGGCGACGTGCTCATCCGGGGCCTCAGCCTCCAGGATGCGCCTCGCCTGCTCGGCCTCGCCCACCTGTGTCTCGTAGATCTCCCGGTACATCCAGACGCGGCCGTCCTCGTCGACCGCGGCCCATAGCACCGCCCAGGGCTTCGCGAAGCCCCAGTCGACGCCGTTGTACCGCCGCCATCCGGCGGGGATGGAGACGGGCTCCAGGGTGTGCCGGTCCCAGCGGTACTGCTTGAAGATCATCCCGCTGAACTGGTCCCAGTCGCCGTCCCGCATCGCCGCGCGCCGTGCCGGGTCCGGGATGGCGTCCAGCCGGGCGCGGTGCCCGGCGTCTAGGTGGAAGTTGTCGCTCGCGCGGGCCTGGATGAACCGGACGGTCAGCCCCTGCTTGGTCGTCAGAACCTTCCGGCCGTGGTCCGTGGCCTCGATGAACTCTTCCTTCACCGGCCCGTGGGACGCCCCGCCCGGGTTCGTCGTAGCCCGCAGGCCCAGCACCGGGAGGCCGTCTGAGGCGCGCAGCCGCTCGTAGCGGAGGATGTCGACCACCCCGGGGGCCATGAGCGTGAGCTCGTCCACGAGGAGAAGCTGGTACTCGCCGCCCTGGCGGCGCGACGCGTCGTCGATGGTCTCCAGGTAGCGGAAGCGGAACACGCTGCCGTTGGTGAAGGTCAGCTCCCGGAGCGTGCCGTTCCAGTGGCCGCCGACCGCCTCGGCCTTGCCGAGCTTGCGCAGTGCCGGGAAGATCGACTCTTCCAGCTCGTCATAGGTGCGGCGCACCAGCAGGACCCGCAGGCCGGCGTAGCGGACGCAGCAGCGGATTCCCTCCGCAGTGATCGCATACGACTTCCCGCCGCCACTGGCGCCCCCGTACAGGACCGCGTCCTCGGTCGCCGCGTGGAACTGCTCCTGCGGGCACTGCCCGCACGGCTCCGGAAGCTGCCCCGCAGCGGCCTCCGTGACTCTGGCGTCGAACGGGTCGGAGATTCCCAGGCTGGCCGCGACCATCTTGCGCACTTCGTGGCGGGGCCCGCAGTTCGGCTCATAGCCGATCAGCGGGAAGACGTCCAGGCTCTTCAGGCGCTCGGCCTCACGCTGCCGCTTGCGCTCCCTGGCCTCTTCCAGCCGGCGGCGCGCGTCAGCGAGTAGCGCCTGGTTCTCCGGCGATGCCGTGATCCGGATCGTCCGCGTCGAGCCGGCCAATCTCCCTCTCCGCCTCATCCGCCAGCGCCCTGGCCGCGTCATCGTCGATGATCTCGATGCGGGCCCTGGCCGGGGCGTCATAGCCGATCATCTTCGCCCGCCGCTCAAGCAGCCCGCGCAGCTCCCGCACGGCCGCCATGCCCGGCCCGTCGTCAAGGACGTCCTCGTACAGCGGGATCGGCGCGCCGTCGGCATCGTGCAGGACCTCGCCCGTGACGTCGTCCCGCTCCCAGCCGACCCGCTTCCCGACGACCTTGCCCTGCGACACCGTCAGGTGCTCGCGCTCCATGACGGTCCAGCAATGCTCGATAAGCCGGTCGATTCGCTCCAGGTCCAGGCACCGGGCTTCCGCCGTTCCATCGCGGGGAATGTCGGCGAACGCGCGCTGAACGGCCTCGTGAGCCTTGCCCTTGGAAGCGAAGCCGAGCTCGTCGGCGATGCGCTGGTAGCTCCAGCCCTTGGCGTGAAGGCCGGCCGCCTCGGCGTCACGCTTCGCGCCGACCGTCGTGCGGATGAAGCGGCCATTGCCGCCCCGGGTTCCCCCGGTCATGGGGTTCCCCCCGTCAGGTGGTCTTGAGCGTCGTCACGCCGCCCGCCCGCGCAACTGCCTGGGGTCTATCCCGGAGGCGGCGATGCCGGGGCGAGGGGCGGTCGCGAGGAGGGGCCGGGGAGGCGGTCGCCGTCCGCGCTTGCGCGTCGCCCGCTCGGCCTTCGCGACTTCCACCGGGTCGTAGAGCGGAGTGCGGCCCTCGCGCTTGGCGACAGGGAGGAAGCGCCGCTCTTTCTTACGGCCCGGGAGAGTCACGACGTACCCGCGGGTGGCCCAGATGGTGACCGCGTCGGGGGTGACCCCGCAGAGCTCGGCGGCCTGGTCGCGGTCGATGAGGCCGTCCGCGCGGGTGACCAGCATGCCCACCCCCGCGAAGGTCCGGCCGGAGGGACAGTGGTACCGCTG